AGGGCCTGTATTGCTGCTCAACGGTGATCAGTCTCTGATGCAGATCAAAGAGCAGCTAGAAGAGGTCGATTATCCAATCGATGAGAACACAAGGCTCCTGACTGACTGGCAGCTTCAACGCTATGCACAGTTCGTCAAGTTAATGAACAAGCATCAGCCAAAGCTGGTCGTCATTGATTCCCTCATTGGTTGCTCTGGTGGACGGGCCTTTGATGAAAACAAGTCTGAGTTTGCTCAACCCCTCTACTGGCTCACCAAAAACAACGGCATCCTCTTCCCGGCCACAACGATCCTTATCGTTCACCACGCCAACAAGAACGGTGGCTTCAGAGGTACCTCAGCGATTCGTGACGCCGTTGACGAGACATGGGCGCTTAGACAGCCCACTGACGAGGAGAAACGCTCTGTAGGGGCTCACAGCCGCCTCATAACGATCGAGAAGTCACGGTCTGGACGCTCCAACACCCAATTGGTAATGCAGATGGACGACGACCTTTCCTTCACCGTTTCTGACTTCACCCCAGCCGTTGACGAAAAAGACACCTCTCCTGCTTCTGTCACCGGAAGAGTCCTTCAAAGACTGGTTGCTGCTTGGCCAGATTCACGCTCCAGAGAAGATCTCCTCTACGACTCCCTGATTCGTGGATCTTCAGCCGCTATACGCAAATCGCTCCAAAGGCTGGAAAAAAGAGGACTCATCGTCTCAACCGTTCCAGAAGAATCTCAAAGCAAGAGCTATAAAGCTGTTCTCGCGCGTGGAGAGGGTTCAAAAGTGTCCCATAACCCTATAGATCCCAGTGCTGGAACGGAATCTACCCTGGGACACAAGCCTGGGACAACGCTTACTTGTCCCACCCTTTTAGAGGGTTCGGTTGAGATTGTTGTTGGAGCGGATGACTTGGGACAAACCTAGTTGTCCACCCCCTGTGTCCCACCCCTCTTTCGCTGCTATCACTGCGTTTTGGGGCGGTTGGGACATATACGGCATCTATACGCGCGTGAAGCATGAATTGGACTGAGATCCTTAAAGCTGGTGGAGTGGACGAGCCACCCGGCTACCTTGAAACACTGAAAGCCATTGCTCAAGACCCATATGTCAAACCGTCTCGTAAATCACACAAGTCGTCTAAGCGCAGAGTAAAATCTTCCAATGAAAGAAATCAAAGTCCGCCTATCAGACTCTCTAATAGCAAGCCTTGAGAGAGAAGCTAAAGCTAGAAAACTAAACCGTGCAGATGTAATGCGCGAAAGGCTTGCCGACCTTCCTTCCTGTGCGTCAATCACCCCTGATGTTTTTTATCAAACTGTTGGCAAGGTTCGTCGCAAGATTGGCAACATTCTTACGAGAAGTCAGGCTGAAAACGTCGTCGCAGCCTGCCTTGTCGAGTTCAAGTCACTGGAAGCCAGTCAATAAGCTAGTGAACGTTTACTATTGCCAAAGTAATGACAGCTCATTGCCTCTGGCCATAACTAGATATACAAGTTATGACCAAGAGGAAAAAGTGTTATGCGTCGAGCAGGTAATTTACGAAGAAGACATAAACCACTTTCAAGGGCAGATAACAGCAGCCCTAGAATGTGGCGTTGATGTCTCAATACTTTCTGCTCATCCAACCTCTAAATTCCCAGTCCTAACAGCATTAATAGAAAGCCAATGAAGTTCAAAATCTTTCAGAAGCTGGGCCGTTGGGTTGTCATTGATTCCAAGTCTGAACTAACTTGTCATACAACGCTTAATGGAGCGATGGACTATGCCTGTTCCCAAGACAGGAAGGCAGATCAATTTGGAACGTCTACATCAGGCAATTCGCACAGCAACAACAGCTGACCTACAACGCGCTGCAATGTTCCTGGAGGGCGCCAGACAAGTCAGAAGCGGCTCCAAAGTTCAACGCTCCAACAGCAGAAAAGCGCAGGCAACAGCTTGGAAGAAGAATGTTGACGACTCAGTAACATGGTAACATTTCTGTAATAACTGATTAAAAATGGCAGGAAAGCACGGCAACCGAATTTACATACAACTACTCTTGGAGCCACATCGCGGCAACTTGCTCCTGGAAGAAGCAAAGCTGCAAGGCGTAAAGCCTTCGGAGTTTATTAGAAATCTTGTTTACAAATGGCTAAAGTCTCAATTCCCAGAAGAAGAAGCAATAGCCGCTGAGTCAGACCAATTAGTTTGGGAAGATGCTGTTCAAGCTCGACTGGAGGGCAGAGCGCGTGAATTCAAAAAAAGACTTGAAAAAAAGTCCGATCACTCCAAACAAACTGATTGAGCATCCATCTCGGCAATCTTGCTGATCGCTTGGCACAACAATTTACGCTGATGCCAGTTCTGCCGCACCAAAGAAGCACATAAACCTTGGACTTCTTCAAGGTCTTCAGTGTTGTGAATAGAACGAACCGACCGCTCCATCATTAGCTCTTCATGGAGCGTCAACTCTGCGATCATCCATGACATCTCGTCCATCAACGTTCTCCAGCTTTTTGCGCTCCTCGTGATAAGGACGCTTAGACCGAATGTAGTCATGGAACGTAGGAACTAGCCACTCTTGCGGTGGCCAGCAATTTTCCCAATTCACCGGTTTGGCGCAATTCAAGACAACAGTTGACCAGAACGCGATCAAATAGGACCAGAGCCAGTAGAGGCCCATCAGGCAGCAACAGACGGCATAACCCGTAAATGGTTGTTGTAATTGCCTGTCACCGCATAACTAAGGGCTGGAACGTCGCTCATGCGATGGAAAACCATCTGACCAATCTTTAGATTGGGATACAGATGCAAGCCGTGATAACGACGCTCATTGGTCAATTCCAGCGTCAACTTGCTTCCGTGCCAACCTGGATCGCACCAACCGGCAAGAGCATGATTTAGCCCCGTCCTTGCACGGCTTGACTTCAAAACGAACTGAGCCGAAATATCGTCAGGCAGATTAAACGTCTCAACGGTCTCCGCTAGTACAAACTCACTAGGAGCTAAATAGTAAGGATCCTCCTCCGTTCGGTCTGATATATCAATATCGATCAACTCACGCTTATCGCTCACCTCAATCATCAACCGATGACCTAAGCGAAGATCCAAGCTTGCTGGATTTAATAGTTCTGGAACGAAAGGCCAAACCATTTGATGGCTATCGCACAAGGCCCGGATTTCGTGATCGCACAGAACCGCCATACAAGTCAATTAAAACGTCAGCTTACTCATCGTCAACCAATATCACCCAGCCCGTTCCAGAGCCCTCAACTTCCCATCTTTGCTGGAATGCTTGACGTGAAACTTTTGCGTTGTTTCCGCCATAACGACCTGAGTGACCTCCGCGTTCAATATCTGGCAAGCCTCTTGGGTCGTGCATGATCCAATCATCCTTATCAAAGCCAACAATGACGCTCCAATGACCACAGCCGTAGCTGTCACATATTGGTGGTTCGCCTCTGCTCATATCACCGTGATGAAGCCAACCAACAGCAACCGGACGACCTGCTGCTAACTCAGCTTCAACCAGGCTCCCATCACCGTCCTGCCTAAATTCAGCATGTAAGCCCAGAGATCTCAATGCACGAACTTGAGCGTCAATGCTTGTTGTATCGCCAAACCGTTCCCTAATCCTGTTGTATTCATCATCAGTCTTCACCTTTCCGTAAAAGGCGGCAACCATCGCAGCAGAAGAGCTAAAACATTCCCTGTAACCCCTGCCGGATTTGTTATCTAATTGGTGAAAATAAGGCACATGGGTTTGCTGCGCTATCCCACTAGCTTTCCAAGCCTCAAACCAAGCAGCATCCTCTCTCAGCAGCTCTTCAGGCAAAGAATCCTCTAGCTCGGAAATTGCTGCTAGCTGGTGCGGGGTTCCGCGAAAGTGACTAAAAAAAGGAAGAAGACTAAGCACTAAGAAAGAAAAACGATTCATTTCCCCAATGCCGGTTTAGGGCATTCAGGTCTAGACAAGGCTCCTGCGTGAAAACCACTCAGGAACAAAAAACCACCGCCTCCAATAACGACGGCTACTAAGGTTCCAAGAATAAAGAACCCGCTGATCAAGACCCAAGCAGGGTCAGTTTTCATTTCTCAATCCTGTCTTCAGGGAACAGGTTCTTCTCGACAAAAACAACAACCTGATCATCCACAGTGTTATCCGTTGTTTTGGCGTAAGCCCACAGCAGGTCAACAATCAGTTTTTTAACTGCCTTGCTCTTCAAAAACGAAAACAAGATCGGACGAACGAGAAACACCATGAGCTTTCCGCTATTGGTCACAGTCTAGTTCCGGTCACTATGGCCCTCAAGTCTTGCAACAGACCGTTCCAGCTCGCTAATCCTCGCAAAAATTTCCTGATCCCTCAGCCTTAGGTCCGTGTGTAGAACGTCCATCCTGGTGGCTAAATTATCAACAGCTGAGGTCAGCCTTACGAGCGAATCTCGACCGGTTTGGTTCTGACGGTTAGCACCTGCAACTAACAGACCACCAACACCGATGAGCGCCCCAGCTACAGCAGCAAAAACTTCGACCACCGCTCGACCAGGCGCTTCGACTAATCATGGCAGATCCACAAGAACATCAAGACGAAAAAGAAGGCATCTCGGTTGCTGACCTAGTTAAGTGCGCTGTGCTCTTCTGGAGCGCAACGTTGCTGACCGTTTCGTATCTAGGAGTCTTTCCTCAAATGAAAATGGACAACACGTTTGTAGCAAGCTTGCTTACTGGAGCAATGGCATCCTTTGGTATTGAACGAAAAGCCGCTAATCAACAGAAGAAGCAGCCCCCTAAAATTGAGCCATCCGGCTCCTTACCAAAATGAAACGGTTTGCTTTCTTAGCCATTACGTTGCTCTCCTCTTCAGCCGCTCATGCTGACATGACACATAGGATTCAGAGTTCTGTTCAGCTCCAAGTTGACGGGGCTGGTTCTATCGCTGAGCGTGTTGGCAGCAGTTACGCCGTCTCAGGCTCAAACATCACGCTCGACACAGCGGGCGGACTAGATGCTCTTACTGCTGGTTCAGCTGTTGGTTACACCGCTGCCGACTACAGCGTTACAACCTCTGGAAATGCTTTTTCCTTTAGTGAATCATTTCTAGAAGGCGACGCCAGCCTCTCTGGAAGCTCTGTATCAACTGGAATAGTCCCAACACTTCCCACACTTGGTCGGACAACGACAACTTCCGGCGGTGTTGCTGGCTCGCTGGCCGGAACCGTTGCTTCCGATAACGGATTGACCTTGACCGCAGGCGGGGCAGGAACATCGGCAATCGGTCAAATTATTACTGAATTGAGCATCGACTAATGAAGTTCCTGCTCATGTTGTTTTTTAGCCTAGCCGCAAATGGCATAGGTTTTGCACCAGCCGCAAAAGGAGTGCCAGTTGTGCCCAATTTCTCAACTGGCTCTATGACTACACATACAGAAACAACCAGCAACGTTACCGAAACAATTGTCAGCGAATCTTACGAGACTGGCTGGCAATACTCAGTCAGTGGCGTCAACATTGAGCCAGTTGACGGCGCAAGTCTCACCCCAGGCACTACAAATCTCAATTCATGGTCAGCTCTAAACGTGCGAAACAAGCCAGAATGGCAGATCACCAACCCAGGTCAGTCCTTTCAGCTTGTCGAGACTTACTCTGGCCCAGGACTTTCAAACGTAACTACAATTCAGCGCGTCACCGAAATAAATCAAATAACCGACACTATCTCTACTTTTTCGCAATAGCCCTAGCAGCTCCGGCGAATGCCAACACCATTGGTGGGGTTTCAGCTACTGCCGCTCCAACAGCAACCAGCTCAGGAAGTGTCACGAATCAGGCGGTAATGATTGCACCGTCACAGCATCTAACCAACTCTTACGGCAATGGCATTCAATGCCAAGGCCCAACATTGACAGTCACCCCGTATGTCAACAGGTCCAAATCTTGGCAGTTGCCGTTTGAGAGCTATTACGATGACCCTGTATACGATATTTCTGATCTGGATGATAATGGGATACTCGATAATCCGGGATCCATCCTTTACTCAATGCCAACAAGAACGGGCCAGAAAGATTCGCACAACTGGAGCGGCGGACTTTCGATGCAATTAACCGTACCTTTAGACGGTGGCTTGCAAGCACGTTGCAAACAAATGGCAGACACTAATATTAAGCTCAATCAGCAAAACATTGAAACTAGAAGGTTAGAATACGAAATTGCTAGATTAAAAAATTGTGGAGAATTAAAGCTAAAAGGTATTAGTTTTCATCCAAAATCACCCTATTACAGGGTTTGCGCTGACGTGATAATTACGCCTAAACCTGGACAAATTTTGCCCCATAAGCACGCTATTCCCGTAGCAACCTTTGAGCAGCCCTCCTCTCGCTAACAGATAAAGGCGCATCAATATGACCTAAAGCTTTTTGCACTCTGCTTAAAGTTTTTTTGATAATAGGTTTTATTGTTTTAAGAAGAAGCGGCGTGGCGAGACCAGCTGAAACACCAACGACAGCAGTAACCCCAACAGTCGTCACTTGAGGCAGCGATGGAACAGCTGCTATAACTTGTTCAGGCAATGGAATCGATTCATATAGGACGACGCACTTACCGTCCTGAATCTCATAGCCCGAAATTACTTCTTTCCCGCCTTGAATAACCGTACCAACCTCTCTGGCTCTAAGAGGAGGACACCTCGGATCCTTGTCAATTGCCGTCTTTTCCTCGGGAAGACTCAACGCAGCTGCCGCTGGCAGCTCTGGTGTTTCAGGCGCAGGAGGGCTCGGGATTGGAGCTACCGGATCGGCAATTAGTTTTTCTGGCCTGTAATCCAGTGCGTTGAAACTGGGCAGGTCGATAATCGGCACACCAATATTCACCGTTACCGGTGGGGCGGTTGGCATAGACAAAGGCGCTGGAATATCCGACCACCATCCAGAAACCTCATTGATCCCAATAGTGCGAATTTCAGGCATTGCCTTGCAACCTAGCGATCAACCGATCCAAATACCAAGAAGCCTTTCCTGCATCCTGGAGCGCATCCCCCTTGTGCCACATCCTCAGCAGATACTTGAGCGTTTGGCCCAGTAAATAACCGCTCACAACGTCGTCAGCATCCTGAACGGCATCTTCAATTACCTCAATAACTTCAACACGACCCTGGTTGTAGTGGTCTGGCGAATTGATCAGATCTGACATCAAAAAGGCAAAGCAGGACCGGTTTCAGTTGGCAACACCGGAATCAGTTCTTTGACCTGACTGGGCATTGCATCTGTCACCGCTCCAGAAACTAACTCACCGACAAGAGCTTTAGCTTCATCTATTGCCTGTTGTTTCAATTCTGGCAACTTGCTGAAAGCGTAATAGCTGCCACCGGCTAACGCTCCAGACACCGCAAACGACAAGACGGCAAGCGTGTTAAAAATCTTTTGCATGAAAAAACCCCTAGCAGTGTGAGAATACTAGGGGCTTTCTCAACCCTGACCAAGAACCACCTCAGTCTTTCTGACTATACATCAGAAGTTGTACTTGGCACCAAGCTTGCCGCCGTAGCTGTTGTTCAGATCGCCAGTGATTCCAGCAAGCTCTGCATAAACAGAAATGTTCTCGCTGGCCGCAACAGATCCGCCAATTTTGCCGGAAAACTCAAGCTCTGAATCCATGCCATCAACAGACACGAAAGCAGGACCGCCCTGCAAATAGACGCTGTAAGGGCCTTCGCTGTACTCATAGCCCAAGTGAAGGTCAGTCACGTTGCCTGAGTAATCAGAGCCAACCCAACCTGCATTGGCCTCAACGTTGGCATAAGGACCAGCAATAGCAGCAGACGCTCCAAAAGCAAGCGCACCGGCAAGGCAAGAAAAAGATTTGATCATGAAAATAAGCAAAACCACTCAGATCTTACCTGCTTTCATTCCCAGCCAGTTAATACACTGTCCTGTTAGTCAGCTCGATGGCGCGTTGAACCGTCGTCTTGCTACGACTCTTGAATCTCTATCACGAATGCCAGCGATGCGTCAGTGCTACTGGTAGACCATGTGCCCCATGAATAGTTTCCGGCAGTGTCGATTTTGCGGTATCCGGCACCGATTGAGCCACTGCCGCTTTGGTCTTCTCCAATTTTCGTTGAGACTGACGGCGGATCCATTGACGATGCGTCATCGTCCAACAACCCCAACAGCAAAGCGAGGCTTCCTGCGCTAAAACTCAAGCTCGTGCCGTTATGCGAAGGTCTGGTAAACGAAGTGGTGGTTAATTTAATGGCCACACTATATGTCGAACTAGACCCAGATTTCCTGAATCCCATGGTTAAACCATAAGTTGCGCCTGAAAAACTGACTTGGATACTGCTCGGATTACTAGGCACTACCCCATAGTCAATCCTGTGTTCAATGCTGTTAGTATCAGCGACTCTTAAGGTAGTTGCGGTTAAGTTGGTATAACCCATGCTCACATTTTGATCGTCAGAACCGCCCACCACAACGATTAGATCGTTTTCCTGCAAGCTTGCGGCTGGGATAGTGTTAGTAGCGCTCCCTTCGGCTACATAGAAAACTTCCCAGTCAGAGGCAGCAGGCGTCTGAATGGTGTAACTACCAATTACTGTCTGAAGAATACCCACTATGTCAATCCTGCGCCACTAATCACGAACTCGCCTGATCCAACGCAGAGAGCGGTGCAAAGCCCATATTGACCTAAAGTCCGGTTTCCTGTTGCACTGCCACCAGCAAGCCGCAACGTCACCCCTGTGCCCTGTGTAATCGTCTGATTACTTCCGCTATCGTTGTAAATAGAAACGACGTTTCCAATACTGAACACACTGTTTGGCACGGTAACCCCGCCTGTGGTTATATTAATATGCTTGCCGTTATCGGTGGCCACGAGCGTATATGCTCCCGTCTGTGAGTTTTGCGGAACGTCACTTGGCCCAGCCGGACCAGTTGCACCAGTATCTCCCTGCGGCCCTGAGCCGCTAAGGCTGAACATTGATAAACCAGAAATTGAGTTATCAATTGTTCCCGTTATACTATTGCTATCGCTAAACGCTCGAACACGAATAACATCGTTGGCGGATAAAACAACAAAAGAAGAACCAACGGCACTAAAGCCACCATCTGATGTGTTTCTAGAGTAAACATCAGCTTGTGATCCAGTGACAACCGTGCCGTTGACTTCAAGTTGTGCTGAGACAATGAGTCTGTTACCTCCATCAGTTTGGTCGCCTGTTGCGCTGTATTCGACGTAGTAATTACCAGCGTTTACAACTGTAATTTCACCGCCAGTTCCTACCGTAAAATCGCCAGCGTCAGAGGTTGCAATAGTTGTATCAAAATCCAGCGTAATCGCTGTTGTTGATAAATCTTGAGTGCCAGTGCCGTCAACGTGTAAATACCGCAGGGGCTCTCCGCCCCCGCCCCCGCCTGCACCAATTTCGATGACAGAACTACCGTCAGTCAGAGTGAACAGGCCACCATCGGTCGTGTTAACCAACAGTTCGCCTGTACCGGTGAAGTCACCTGCGGCGGGGTCAGATGTACCCCGCTTATGCCGGATCGTGTTTGCCATAGATCAGAATGTACCGCCGTCAACTTCAAATCCGCTGACTGCTCCATTCTCCATGAATGTCACCAGATCGCTCAACGCAACCTGAACCATTGTTCCAGCGTCGTTGATTACCATTCGATCAGCTGCTGCCAACGTGGTGGCTGTTGCCGCCGTGTTGCCGTCGATGATATTCAGCTCAGTCGTGGTGACTGTGGCTCCATCGAGAATTGCAACTTCTGTGCTGGTTAATGCTGCCAGGTTTGTGGCCGTACCAGCAGCCATTCCCGCTAGCGTTGTCAGCTGGGCATCAGAGGCTTGCTTGCCGTCTAGCTGGGTCTGGATCGCTGATGTAACCCCATTGACGTAGTTCAGCTCTGCTGTTGATAGCGTCGCGCCGTCTAAGATCTGAACCTCAGCCTGAGTCAGTGCAACCAGTGCTGATGCTGTTGTGGCGCTGGCTCCAGCGAACGTAGTTAGCTGTGCATCAAACGCCTGGACATCACTACCAATTGCAACGCCCAGTGCGGTTCGTGCGGCTGACGCTGAAGTTGCGCCCGTTCCACCATCACCAATCGCCAGCGTTCCAGTGATCGCAGATGCGCCGAGGTCAACACATGCCTCAGTCGATTCAATTACAAGGCCACCATTGGCTTTTAAGTCCAAGCTGACAGTAGAGCCGACAACATCAATACCATCACCGGCTGCAACACTCGCGCCACCAGCTGAAGCAATCGTGATTGAACCGCTGCCCTCTGTGATCGTAATGTTCGATCCAGCAGTGAGCGTGGACAACGTATAACCACTGCCGTTGCCAATGAGCAACTGGCCGTTAGATGGAGCGGCGGTGAGCCCTGTGCCGCCGTGAGCGCGTCCGATTGTGGTCCCGTTCCAAACGCCGGTCGCAATCGTGCCGACACTGGTCAGGCTTGACCCGGTGACACCAGAGCCCAGAGTCGAACCACTTAGAACTGACGTTCCAGCAACCTTAAACTCCTTCCCGGAGGCTAGATCAATGTGCTCGCTAGCTGTCCAACTATCTGTGCTATCTACCCAATTAAACGTTTTTGTTGTCGCGCCCAACAGCGAAATGCCACCGCCGTCAGCCGTTACATCAGTGGGCGTAGTGACATTGCCCAGTGTGATGTTTTTATCAGTGACATCCAGCGTCTGACTGTCAATAGTCGTTGTCGTTCCCTGAACGTTTAGGTCACCTGTAACCGTAAGATTATTTGAAAATGTTGTATTACCGCTTAAAGTTGCACCGCTTAAGTCAACCGTTCCGGTAAAAGTTTTGTTTCCGGATAAGCTTTGATTTCCCGTTAGCGTGCAATAAGCACCAGATCCTGCAATAGCTATGACGCTTGACGCATTCCCCCCTCCTGCGTCTCCAAATCCATACGACAAAATATTGTCAACCTCTGAATAGGCCAACTCAGAAGGCGCAAGGCTGCTAGGAGCGCCAGACGCTCCCCCCGCTGCTCTCTTTTTGATTCTGATGGTGTTTGCCATGGCCTAAAAATTGCCCCCGAGAACAAGAGTGGAAACAGTCCAAGTGCTGTCGGCTTTGTATTCGCCGGACGCTTGATCGTAATAAATCACGCTTGTATCCACTTTAGCGGAACCATCAAGTACAAACCCGGAACCGGACGCGCCTCGCGGCCCAATCGTTGATGCCGTCACAACGGTTGTGACTGGAGCTTCAACAACTGTTGAACCGCTGGAGTCTTGGACTGTAACGGTATTGGCTTGAGTTGTTACGTTGACCGTCGTCATGCCGTATACCCCTGCGAAACAGTAATTTGACCTTCTAAGTAATAATCCTTAATACCTCCGGAGTCAGTGACTAAAACGTCATAGTTCAGACTGTCAGGAAAATCAGTTGTCTGAACATCGGTAAGAGAAATAGTGACCTGACCATTCGCTCGACTCGTATAAACAACCGCAAAATCAGCGTACTTAGTCGTCCTCTTTTCGCTCCACGCCTGCGCAGCTACGGTTGCACCTGTTAAGTCGATAGCTGCGCTGTTGCTGTCCTTAAACTGCAATGCCAACGAAAAATCTGCTCGCCTTTGAAGCGTGAAATTATACGTGCCAGGAGAAACAGACATACTCTCCGCCCATTGCGTTCATACTACCTCTAAGCAGCTTAAAAGGTCAGCTGTCCCCTGTGTCCTTCAGTGAAGGGTGCGCTTTTGCAAGACCTGTGTAAAGACCGTGCATTGGGTGGTCTTTGTTTTGACGACCTTCGTAAACATAAAGCGCATTAATCCATGCGCTTCTGTTCCTCATGGCTTCAACGTCTTCCGCGCCAGGTTTTGCGGGAATCATTGGATCAGGGCGTTTCATTTGCTTTTTGCGTTAAAAAACGATCATTAGTGTACCGTCACTTTTGCGGTAAACGTTGCCAGCTGAAAGCCCGCCAGCTGTTGCAGCTGTGTTGTCTGCAAACGTTTGAACATTAGGAATGCTTAAAACGTTGCCGCTGATTTGAAACTGAGTCGTCAGCGTGCCAGCGGTTTGAACGGAAAACTTCAGACTGCCGTCTTCTGTCGTATCGCTTGCATCAACGATGCTGCCCTCAATCGAGGCGTAGTCAACCTCAGCAGGAGTTGCGTTATCGTTTTTCCCTCGATAAAACAGCGTTCCTAAAATATCTGCATCTTGTCCAGCGCCTGACGCACCACGACGATGGAACATCGTTATATCACCGCCAGATGCAGGATCATCAGCACTGCATTCCGACCTGATCCCCGTACCCGTGAGGCTCGTCGTCAAGTGGAGCGGGAATATCGGGTCAACCTCGCCAACTCCCACATAAGGGCCTTTTACCCTAATTCGGCTTGCAATAACCCCAGAAGCCGATGACATAATGTCAAGGATTCCGTCCTCTGACGCATCAGTAGCGGTACTGATTTGCCCAAGGATTTGCGCATAAGCGTGAGGGTTCCCGCCAGAATCGTTTGCGCGAAATTCTAGATTTCCAAGATTGTCGCCGCTGGCTGGTGATGCAGAGTTACGGTATAAAACCAAGTCTGGAGCAGTATCCAAGCCCGCGTCATTGTTTTCGATGACGACCTGATCAGTCGTGTCCGCGCTAAAAAGATGCAGCTGCGCATCAGCCGTTCCAGTTCCTAACTGAAGGCCAGTTGATGTGAATTTTCCAATGAAGGTTGAGTTACAGCTAAAACCCAGCTCGTTGACACCAGGGCGAAAAATACCACTTAGACCAACGTCAGACAAAAAGCCAATCGCAGGAGCACCCGCCGAACCGTCTCCTAAAGTCCTAAATAGCGATTCAAGCGTAATTGACTTATTTTTGTTGACATTAGCTGCCTCTGAAATGTCAATAACTGGCAGTAAATCGCCAGCAGCTGGAGAGCCGAGGGCGGCAAGATTCGTAATTTTGCGATCAGCCATTAGTCCATGCCGTGGTTAAAGGTCTAAAAGACCGCGAAGCTCTGCAACGGTCAGCCCTGCGCGTTCAAGCTTTTCAGCCGGAGTCAGTTCAGCGTTCATATCAACGCTTGGCATCCCCTCCAATGAGGCAACATGAGCGGCCTCTTCTTCTGCCGTCATTTCCCTTGTAATGACTTCTTTTGTGTTGCAATCAACGATAATACATTTCATGGCTTAACCCTCGCAGATGACTGTCATTGTACCGCTATCGAAGGCGGCGCCTAGTGTTGAAAAAACTTGAACACCTGTTACCGCTCCCAGCGTGTTAATCACGCCGCCTGCCGTCACATTTCCATAAGCTGCTCCCGAATTAAATTGAGCGCCCATTATTCCAGTAGATGTATAAACGTCAGGATTAGAGCCAAAACTAATTTTTGTAAACGTATGCTCAAAGTCGCGAAAGCTTGAGGCTCTGCCGAATCTATATGTGAAGGCGCTAGTGGCAGTTTCAGAAAGAGTCCTTTGAATTGAGCCATCGTACCAATTAGCTGATGACGTGCTGCGGTAGTTTGCAATAACTGCACCAGAGGAGGTCTTAAGTCTCAACCCAAGGAGATCACTCTCACCGGTAAAAGAAACGCTATATCCTACAACTTTTATTCTTTTCGCCCAGCTTGGTAAATTGTCAAAATTAACTACGCTGCCGCTTGTTGCGGTTACAGC